ATGATCTTAAAGCTCTTGAATCTGAGGCTAGTAAATATTGGTCTACAAATTCTTTAATAGAGGTTTTATCTTCATTACCATCAACAGAAATAATTTGATATTTTAGTCTTGTTGTGACATCTGTAGATGAGTTTTTGTTTAATTTTTTAAGTCCTTCAACTTCTTGTTTAATTTTTTCCTCATCAACTTCAGTTAAAAGTTTAAATTCAAGCATAGTTCCTGAATTAGGGAGGGTAAATTTAAATGTTCCTTTAGAAGATACTAAAGATTCATTAAATGGTTTATTTTCTAATATACTTAAATCTACACTATATTCTTTTCCATTATAAGTAAATGAATATTCCTTACCATAACCTAAAACACGAGAAGCTACTAAGATAGCATTTTTATCACCGGTGATTAAGTCTTTAATATCAAATTTACCTAGTGTTAGTGATTCTAACAATTTATCTAACACAATACCTTTTGAAATAAAGTTTTGGTTTGATAAAATATCTTCTTCTTTTGCGGTCATGTACTTCATTTCTACTTTACCGCTTCTTAAAATGTGGCCTTCCGGGTAAACTAATCCTTTGGAGGGCAATTCTACAACTTCTGTTGGAAACTTAAATTCGCTCATAAACTTATTTTGTTATAAATATTAATAAAAAAAAGAAGCTCGCAAAAAATGCGAGCTCTTTTAATCTTATTTTTACTATTATTAGAAATTCAACACACAGTAATCAGGTTGAACAGTCATTGTAATGTTAACAGCAGTATCAACAGTATCCCAGTTATAATCACCAAAGTTAGCATCTGTGATTAAAGCACCTTTAATAATCCATTCTGATACGATATCGCCTACAGGTCCTAATACATCGAAAGTTAAGTCTTTCTTGTAGAAATCACTATAACCATCACGACCAGTTACTGATTCGTGGTGTAAACGTACCCATTCCATTACAGCCTGAGCTCCTGAAGGAGTAATAGGATCAAATAATGTAAATTGGATAGTACCCCAAGTGGTTTTACCTTTTACAAAGCGTTGAACGTTTATATGGTTTAAAGGAACAGTACCTTGAGTTAATGTGACTGCACCAACACCTTTAATCTCATACGCTGGTATACCGTCAATATACATAATGAATCGGTTTGCCTGTTTGGGTTCAAAGGCTGTGAAAAATATTTCGTTTGGATCTAATACTGCCATTTTATTTATTTATTTGTTTTGTTATAAATATTCTGTTTTTAAAAAATTACGCTGGGAAAGTTGCTCCAGTAGGTAAGATGTTGAAATCCAAGTAAATGAATTCAGCTGTCTTAGTCGGCTGTAAGTAAATTTGACCAACCAATTGGTTTCTATCAATTACATCAGGAGTGTTATTGCTATCATCCATTACTACTTTAAAAGCATACAAACCTTGACGTTGTTGAACTGATTCCAAATATGGGTTAACTTGGTTCAAGAAACTAGTACGAGTAGCAATTGTGTTCTGTTCAAATACCAAGTTTTGAGCAACTTGAGAAATGTAAGATTTAAGAGCAATTAACAAACGACGAACGTTTACACGATCCAAAGCACTAGCTTTAGTTTGTAATGTTTTTTGTCCGTAAACTACAACTCCAGTTCCAGGGAAAGTAGCAATTGGGTTAACTTTATTTTGATATAAAGTGTCGCGTTGTGATTGAGTCAATTTCTTTTCAGCTCTTACAACTGTGCTTAAACCACCTCTGTTAATACCCGCAGGTGCAAACCAAGGCTCTGATACTGTATCATTGTAAGCATAAACACCACCAACCATAGTTGAAGCTGGTACCCAAACCAATTGAGCAGAATCTGGATCAACTGTTTGAACCCAAGGCCAGTATGAAGCAGCGTATGAAGTATTTTTAGCGTTAGCAGCTGAAGTAGCCTCATTAACACTTGAACTAAAAGGTACTAAATCAGATACAAAAATAGCATCTCCACGATTTTGAGTATTACTAATGATTGATGTTACTTGAGAAGCACCAAGTGGAGCTTCAGAAGCAAACAAACCAGGAGTTAACAATACATTGTATCTGTAATCATCAGCATTAGCCATTAAAGAAATCATATTGTCATAGCTTTGACTTAATACTCCTTGAATGTTAGTTACACCAGAAATAATATTATTGTAATATTTAGCTCCTGATCCGAACAAATCACCTGTAGCGCCTATAAATGAACCACTAGCGTTTGAAGGAATTGAAGCAGTGTAAGCTGTTTTAGCAACACCATTATTATCAAAATAGAATGGAGTTGGTGTTTTAACATCAGACACATAAACATATCTTGAATTGTTAGGATAGTCTCCAGTAATTTCAATTTGATTATCTACAGAATCATAAGCTTTTACTTGGTTACCAATTACTCGAGCAACATAGTTAGGAGCTGTTGGGTCCATTGATAAATTAGTAAAACTTTCTAATACAGTGATGTTATTTGTAGTATCATCACCTTGACGAATAAATAAACTAAAGGTACCATTAGCTGTATCACGGTTTGCAATTTGCCATCTAATGTTATCTGCTGAACCTGAAGCTGTTAATGATCCGCTTGCATCTAATGAGCAAGAACTGTTCATTAATTTACCTTCAGAAATAGTTTTTAATACTACTGATTCAGAGTTATTAGCGTTCAAAATACCACATCCGTTAGGTGTTGGGTTTGATGTTGCTGATGCTGAAGTAAATGCTGAGGTAAATGAACCGCTTACTACTCGTGATACTAACAATGTCTCTCCACCATTATTAAAATAGTTGAAAGCAGCAATTGAAGTAAAATAAGTGTAAACTTGGCTAGCACTTAAGAAAGTAGTACCAAATTTATTCTGATAATCACTGTATGAAGTAACGATTGTAGGAATTTCTACAGGGCCTTTAACAGTAGGACCAATAAGAGCGGCTCCTACAGTTACTGGCTGTTGGGTGATAAATGACTGATCGTTTTCAAGTGCGAGTACGCCAGGGGATATTAAAGTTTCTGCCATGTTTTAAAAATTAATGATTTTTATTCTATGATAAATATCATAGAAAAAATCAAAATTAACCCACTACAGTAATTTCTCCCTTGTCCAAATCTATGCTTCCGTTACCGTACTTAGATTGAAGGGTGTTGCTTAATGTAGCTTCTGAGTTCATAACTTCTACTAAAAGATTAGTTAAATTTTCTTTTTGTAAAGTTAATTCTTGGATTCTTATTTCAATAAAACCAAAGTCAGCCATTAACTGTTCTCTTTTTACTTTTAAATCCTTAATTGCTTGAATTTCTTCTTGTTCTAAAACTTTTGTTTCCATATGTTATTTTTTAAATATAAGTTCCAATAAATGTAAAATCAACACCACCAGGAGCAGCACTTTCAAAAGTGATTGATGTATTGTTACTTGTAAGTACTGTTACTACTTGAGCAGATTGAGATACTGCTAATCCTACAAATAAGCTTTGGTTTAATATTTTACCTGTTAAATCAACAGGACTTACAGTCACTACAGCTTGGTATGGAGGAATTGTTGATGTTTTACCAGCTCCAGCAAACATTTTTAATATACCAGCTACTGCTACTACTGAACCACTAGGCACATAATAACTTGTATTACCTAAAGTTGAAGTGGATGTATCTGAAGTAGCGGCTGATACAGCATTAGAGGCTGAAACAGCATAAGAAGCCGTTCCTGCTACACTACCAGATAATGAACCTGTAATAGAGGTAAATTTACCTACTGAGCCTGAAATAGTCATTCCACCTAATCCACCTAACACATTAAGAGAAGGATTGTAGTAAGGACCATTAGTGCCATCTGCTGCTAATTCATAATAATTGTTTAGAGCACCAGTATCATTTTTAAATACTAATGTATATTCATTGTTTGTAGAAGCGTTACTAGCTACAAATATTTTACTAGAAGAAATAGCATTAGTGAAAAAACCACTACCTGTAGTTGCTCCAGAAAAAATAAATGAACCAGATAATGTTACAGCATATCCCTCAGTACCAGTAAATGCGTCAACTGATTGAGTTACTTGTCCGGGTAATATAACACTGCCGTTAGATATGCCTGATGTGGAAAGGGTTTTTAATGCCATATGTTAATAAATATTAATGTTATTAAAAAGGTAACAAATTAAACACCATTAGTGGTGATATTGATTTTTTACAAATATGTTGTTTATCAGTTCCTTCCCAAATAGGACACCAATTCCAATTGCCTGGATCAAAAATGAAGTTGGTATTGCTCCAACAAGAATTACAAGCATATTCATTTTGAATTCTTATATTATTACTTTTAAATTCATGATCTTTTTGAGTAAAACCAATTATCATTACTGTTTGTTTCCCTAAAGCCCAATTTATCCAAGATAAGCCTGAACTTAGTCCTATTAAAAACTTAGCATTGTATAAAATATCCATAGACTCATTTAAAGTTTTACCATGAATGTTTAAATTACCTTTTATATTATAAGGTTTACTTGTAAGTGTAACTACAGTATAACCTAATTCACGTAACATTCTAGACAATACTACCCAACTATCATGAGGCCATTCTTTACAGCCTGAAGTTGATTCAGGAGCTATGACAATATAGTTTGTTTCAGTTGATTTAGATTTTGGGGAGAAATTTATACCATAGTTTA